ACATCGCCTGCCGCCGCATCGAAGATGCGCAGCGTCAAGGGCGGTTCGACATCGCCTGAGTTCTAACTACAGCTATGACGTTTGGTGACGCGCTGGTGATGCTCAGGCAAGGCCGCCACGTTGCCCGCGCAGGTTGGAACGGCAAAAACATGTGGCTGGCCCTAGTCCCGGCGCACAACTATCGGATTGCATCGGGCGTTCTGGATCACGCGCGTGAAAATCCGTGCGACCCGCGCCTGCTGCCGTGGATTGGCATGAAGACAGCAGACGGTGGTTTTGTGCCGTGGTTGGCCAGCCAGACAGACATGCTGGCAGAAGATTGGACTGTTGTCTAACTGTCTGGCCGTGTTCTGCTGAATGCGCTATGCTTTTGGCAGAACACATCGGGATCCGCCACCATGGTTTACCTCATCAACCGCCTACGCGAACCCTCTACCCGCAACGCCATCGCCCTCGGCCTGACCATCGCTGCCCAGTATTTCCCGATGCACGCCGCGTGGCTGCTCCCACTGGCGGGCGCGATTGCCGCGCATACTGCCGCGACACCGGACCCGAAACAGGGATAAATGATGGACGACATTTACTCCAGTATATCGACCTGGGGCGCGCCATTGCTGGCATTTATGATTGGCATGATGCGTTCTGTTCGTGACGGCAAGGCGCTGGGGCGCAGCGCTATCGAGGGCGGCATGCTGGCCTGTGCAGCGTTCGGCGTTGTGCCTGTGCTGCATTATGTCGGGTTGGGCACTGACGCTGCATGGGGTGTTGCCGTTTGGATGGGGTACGTCGGGGTTGACACGATTAGTCGTGCTATTCAAAAAGCAAACATCTTGCCGAGAGTTAAATCATGACGATGACCAAGGGGTTTATGCTGCTAGTGTCGTTGTTTGTTGCTGCCTACGCTGACAAAACACATCAATCGGACTGGCTGCTGGTTGCCGCACTGGCTGCATTCATGGCGGCGTGAGGTGCGCAATGCCGGGCAAGCAAAGCACACGACTACACACCAAACCAACGCACAAGGCGCTGTTGTTTTGTCGTCTGCTGGTCGAGATGGGAGACCAGTCAGTTGCCTATTCAATGGCGTTCTACGGCAACAAAAAAGGCGATCCAGTACCGGCCTCGGCGCGGTATAACTCATCAACAATACTGCGCAATCCGCACATCATCGCGGAAATAGCAAGATTGCGGCGGATGGCCGAGGAGGTAGCGATGGAAAAGGTCGGCATCACAAAAGCGGATGTCATGCAAAAACTGCAGGATATTGCTACAGAGGCAGCAGCAGACGGCAAATATGCAGCGGCTGTGTCGGCTATTGAGCTGATTGGCAAAGAGCTTGGCATGTTTGTCGATAAAAAAGAGGTTCGAGTTGGCCCGCTGGCGACTGTTCCCGAGCATGCGCTGGACGACATGATCCGCGACACAGCAAAGCGCATCGCGGAATTGACTGGCGAGACGCTGGAGTATACCGAGTTTACGGAAATCCCGGCTAATCAGGTGCAGCACTGATGGCCTCCGCTATCGAGCACAAGCGCTTGATGGCACAAGCGCTGCAAGAGAAGCTCCGGCGCGCTGAAGAATGCCGGATGCTGTACTACCGCCCCTATCAGCGACAAAAAGAATTCCACCACAAGAGCTTGGTGCGCGAGCGCTTGTTTATGGCGGGCAACCAGTTAGGAAAAACAGTCGCTGGCGCGTATGAGATGGCCTGCCACCTGACTGGCCGCTATCCCGACTGGTGGACAGGCCGCAAGTTCAGCAAGCCAATTGTCGCGTGGGCAACAGGCATTACAGGCGAATCCGTCCGCGACACAACGCAACGGCTGCTGGTGGGCAGGCCCGGACAATACGGAACCGGCATGATTCCGAAGGAATGCATTGTCGGCGAGCCGAAGAAGGCAATGGGGGTTCCCGACCTGCTGGATTCGGTCGAAGTGCTTCATGTCACTGGCGGCACATCCCGCGTTTCATTCAAAAGCTACGAAAAAGGCCGGGAAAAGTGGCAGGGCGAAACGCTGGATGTTGTTTGGTTTGACGAAGAGCCGCCAGAAGACATTTACACCGAAGGTTTGACACGGACAAACGCGACTGGCGGCATCGTGTACCTGACGTTTACTCCCCTGTTGGGCATGTCAAACGTTATCCGCCGATTCTTGACCGAAAAATCGCCAGATCGTGCCGTCATCACGATGACGATTCATGATGTTGATCACTATTCCCCTGAGCAGCGAAAGCGCATTATCGATTCGTATCCGGCGCATGAGCGGGATGCGCGTGCAAACGGTATTCCAACGCTGGGCGATGGTGCAATTTTCCCAGTTCCAGAGTCACTGATTAAGTGCGAACCTTTTCAAATACCAGCGTGGTGGCCCCAAATTGGTGGGATCGATTTTGGATGGGATCACCCGACAGCTGCGGTCAAATTGGCATGGGACCGGGACACGGATACGGTGTATGTGACGGCGACACACCGCCTTCAGCGGGCTACCCCTATGATTCATGCGGCCACACTGAAGCCGTGGGGTAGTTGGCTAAATTGGTCGTGGCCACATGACGGACTACAGCACAGCAAAGACAGCGGCGTTACACTGGCGGATCAGTACCGTAAGCAAGGATTGCTAATGCTGCCTGAGCGGGCGACATTCCCAGACGGCTCGAATGGCGTTGAAGCCGGGGTTATGCTGATGCTGGACATGATGCAATCCGGGCGATTCAAGGTATTCTCACACCTGAATGATTTTTTTGAAGAGTTTCGGATGTACCACCGGAAAAACGGGAAAATCGTCAAAGAGATGGACGACATTCTTAGCGCAGTCAGGTATGGTATCATGTCACTGCGTTTTGCGACGTGTGAGCCAAAACCGCGCAGCAATCATGACGCGATGAAGTTTGTAGACCGAACAGGGTATCAGGGGTATTGACATGAGCTATCGTGAAACTGGTCAGATTGACCTCCGCCGTATCATGGCAATGATGGCTGACCCCCTGAAGATCGTTCACTCGCTGGACGAAAGCCAGATATCGAAGCTGCAAACAGAAGCGCAGAAGAATTACGACGCTGACGAACAGTCATGCCAAGAGTGGCGGGCACGCGCTAAGAAGCTGATGGATATGGCGCGGATGACCGACAATTCACGATCTGGGTTTTTGCAGCCGTGGATGTCTGATATTCAGTTGCCCGACCTGATTCATTCGGCGATCCAGTTCAACAGCCGCACCATGCCTGAGTACATCAAAGACGGAAAGGTCTGCCAGCCTGAAGTGGTCGGCAGTCAGACTGACGAAAAACTCAAGCGTGCCCGCCGTGTGTGTGATCATATCAATTGGCAGCTTCAGGAAGAGATCATCGAGTGGCCGGAAAACATGGACAAGTTGCTGCTGCAACTGCCTATCGTAGGGTGCATGTTCCGCGCAACAGTCTGGGATGCTGCAGAGGGTCGTATCACCGACACATTGCTGCTGCCTGACCGGGTGACGCTGGATAATTCCCCGAATAATCCCGACTGGGCGCGTCGCATTTCGATTGATATGCGAATCACGCACAATCAATACATGAGTCGCGTCCAATGTGGCGAATGGCGCGATGAAAACATTCAGCAGGCCGAAACAGAAGTCGGCGATGAACGCCTCTACGATATTGTGCAGATGCACACGGTTGCCGATTTGGATGGCGACGACTATGAAGAGCCGTATATCCTGACGTTCTCCAAGCGTGAATGGAAACTGCTGGCGGTGACTCCGCGTTTTGACATGCAAAGCATTGTGATGTCGGTCTCTGCGAATGATCCTAACGATCATTATGCGGTTGGCATCAATCCGGTTAACTACATCACGCGCTATCAGTTTTTCCCCGACCCGAATGGCAGTGCTTTAGGCATGGGCTATGGCCATATCATGTATGGCATGGTCAAAACCCGCAACACGGGCATCAACCAATTGATGGATGCAGGCACCCGTCAAAATCTGGGGGGTGGGTTCATCAAGAAAGGCGTGTTCCGTGATGATGGTTTGCGTATCATTAGGCCGGGCATGTTTGAAGTGGTGGATGGTGATTTTGGCGCTGGCACCATGCAGGATGCTGTGTGGCCATTCCCTTCGCCAACGCCTTCCGTTTCCACTTTGAATGTGTTTAGCGAACTTGGTTCGTCGATTTCCCGTATTGCCGCAACGGGTGACATTATGTCGGGCGAAGGCGCTCCGGCTAACATGCCAGCCACGTCGGTTATGGCGATCATTGAGCAGGGAAAGACTGGCCAGCGGGCAATCTTGAAGCGGATCAACCTCAGCCTAAAGCATGAACTGCAGCTCATCCATCGCCTGAATCAATCGTATCTGACTGACAAAAAATACATGGCGGTCGGTGATTTTGAAGAAAAACAAGTGGCCAAGGCTGACTACAGTAATGCTGATTACGACATTGTGCCTGTGGCTGACCCCATGTTTTCCAGTCGTATTGAGCGGCTGACGAGGATACAGGCAGCCATGCAAATCGGGATTCAGTCGCCGAAATTGCAGGAAAAGTACCTGATTGAGCTTGGTTTTTCGGAAAAAGAAGCCCAAGAATACGTTGCTGGCGATATGCAGATGAAGCAAGCCGCTTTGGCAGGCCAGCAACAAGCTGAAATGCTCAAGCAACAAGAGCAAACGGCCAAGGCCCAAAAAGAGGCGGCTGAGGCACAAGCGCGGTTGCTTGAGATGCAAGGACGCATTATGGTGGATCATAGTCGTGCGCTGCTGCAAATGGAGCAAGCCAAGAAGCTCAGCACCGACAATGCTATTGCCAAAACCAACGCAGAGCTGGAGCAAATGTCTGGCGTAACTGCGGCACATCCAACCCAAGAGGAAATTGCTGATGAGCAACCAACCATCACCCAACAAGGTCAGCCTGGCGGAGTACAACCAGTGGTTGACGGACCCGACAACGCAAGCGTTCTTCAACAGCCTGCGGGCGGACTTCAACCGACTGAATCTGGTAACCAGCCTGAACAGCCAGTCGGATTCGATAGCAGTGCGGCAAGCGGAACTGCGGATGCTGGATCAGGTGTTGAATCCGTCTCGAATCAAGGCGGCGATCTGCCTGCAGCCTGAAGGGGATAAAGCATGAATATTCCCCGTAATGGCGTGGTGGTCGGACCGCGCATTTTGGTCAAAGTCAAGACTAGCGAACTGAAGGCAAAAACCAAAGGCGGCTTGCTGCATATCCCCGATGACGTGCTGAAAGCGGATCAGCGTGCCGTGGTTGAAGGTGAAGTGCTGGCCATGGGTGCACAGTGCTACAACCTGCCGTCCCAAGCGTTGCCGACTGGCCAAAAAGAGCCGTGGTGCAAGGTGGGTGACACAGTGGTGTTTAACCAATATGCCGGTAGTCGCGTGCTGGTTGATGGTTTTGATGATCACGTCTTGCTGAATGATGAGGATGTGCAAATGGTTCTGGATGTGAAAGCGGAAGGGGTGAGCAATGATTGATGACGCCGCGTTTGATAGCCAATTGGCGGCATATTTGGGCAAGCCTCCCGGTTCTGCACCGGTGGACGCTAAGCCTGAACCCGTGATTGATCAGAAGCCAGCCAAAGATCAAGCTCCCACGGATGACGGTTCGTTGCCTGCTGACGATCAGCCATTGAACCTGACCGATGCTGAGGTCCGTGCCCGCGCGTTGGGGTGGTCGCCCGATAAGGAAGCATTTGAAAAAAGCGGCAAACACTGGACAGATGCCGAAACCTTCCTGCGTACCCGCGATATGGCTGATGAAATCAGTCGTCGTGGCAAGGAAAACAAAAATCTGCAAAAGGAAATGCAGCGCCTGCTCAAGAATCAGGAAATGCTGATTGCTGCTGAGGTGGAGCGTCGGGTTAATAGCCTGACCCAACAGCGCCGCGATGCCATCAAGGCCCAAGATGTGGAAGAAGTTGAGCGGCTGGACGGTGAAATCCAGAAGGCCAAAGACCTTCACTCTGAACCTGCGACACCGAACGACGACGACGATGCCGACAACAATCCAACTGGCGAGTCTGTTGAGCAGTTGCAGGCAGCCGCGCAAAAATGGAAGGCCGAAAACCCGTGGTTTGACAAGTCATCGGCTGCTATTCAGCGTCAGGCGCACCAGTACGAACTGGCGTATCGCGCATCGCATCCCGGTTGCTCAACAGAACAGGCCCTGCGCTTTGTGTCGCAAAGCATGATGATTGAGTTCCCGGAACTGAAAGCATGGGGACAGCCGCTACCCAGTGCAGGCGCGCCGCGAAACAAATCCAGTACCGCTTCTGCAGCATTTTCACCAGAAAGCCTGAAAGGCGCTGACCGTTCGCTGTACCAAGCATTGAAACGTGGCGGCCACTTCCGTGACGCCAAGCACGAGCAACAATGGCTCAAAGAAACCCTGGAGGGTTAAACCATGACGAATACCAACACTTCCGCGCTTGAAACCCCCGCACTGGATGATGAAATCCCCGGCTATGGCCGTCGCGCCAATACAGGCCGTGCCGTTGGCCGCCAACGTCGAGAAGCTGAACGCGTGGAAGATCGCCGCGCCAATCGCGTGCCGATGCACCAACAGAAGGTGATTGAAACCGAAGGTTTGCCAGCGGGCTACCATTATCACTGGGCGCTGGATCAGCCGGGCCGTATTGACAAGCTCCTGTTGGCCGGTTACGCTTTCGTGGAGAAGAATGGCGAAAGTTATTCTGATGTGATTCATATGCAGGGCACCGATTCGCGTGTGTCCAAGTCCGGACGGGACGGCAAATTGTACCTGATGCGAATCCCCATGGATTTGTATCTGGAAGATCAGAAAGCCAAGGCGCAGAAAGCTGATGAGCAACTGGCGGCGGTTACTGACAAAATGTCTGGTCCCGGATTCTACGGACGCGATCACGACGGCAAGACCGTAAGTGTCGCCAATGGTATCAGCCGGGGCTACTGAAGAATCCACTGAAAAGGTAGACCATTATGGCTTACGTTTCTCGCGGGGTTATTCCGGTATCCAATGTCGTCACCAACACGGGCCGGACTGAACTCTACTACGTTCCCACGAGCGAAGCGAACAACATCGCTCTTTATGACGTCGTGAAAGCCAATACGACCAGCGACAGCACTGGCGTTCCCGGCCTTGCGCGTATTTCCGGTATCAACGACGTCCCCTGTGGCGTGGTGGTTGGCTTTGTTGCTGACCCCGATTACCTGAACCAAACCTATCGCACTGCCAGCACTGGTCGCTATGCGCTGGTGCTGACTGACCCGAATGCGGAGTTTTCGGTTCAAGAAGACAACACGGGTGGCAGCAAACTGGCAGCCGCACGTATTGGCACGCCAGTGGATGTAGCCATTGCCGCTGTTGATACCGCAACCGGCACCAGCAGCATGCAAATCGGGTCTGGTTCATTGTCTGGCTCGCCGGGCATGTTCCGTCTGGAGCGCCGTGATACTGCGATCAACAACGCAGCGATGGGCGGCACCAATACGCGCTGGATTGTGACGTTTAACGTCCACCAGAAGAAAGCCACCAGCTGATAGAGGTGAATCATGGCTTTGATTACCAGTGGTAATTTTCCCAAAGGCCTCCGTCCGGGGCTGAAGGATATTTTCAACATTTCGTATGGTGAGCGTAAGGCTTACCATGCGGATATCTACGACCAAGTTGATTCCGACAAGCAGTACGAAGAACGCTTGGGCATGGTTGGCCTTGGTGTTGGCCGTCAAAAACCGGAAGGTGCCCCTGTGGCGTATTCCGACATGCAACAAGGCTACGTCCGGCGTACGACCAACATCATGATTGCTTTGGGCATGCAAGTGTCCCATGAAGCGATCAAGGATAATCTGTATCAGCAGATTTTCGACAAGGCGCGTGAACTCGGTTTTGGTATGTACCAAGCCAAACAGATTCAAGCGGCTGACCTGATCAACAACGGCTACAGTTCGTTTACCACGGCTGACGGCGTGTCTCTGTTCAACACAGCGCACGTCCGCAAGGGTGGCGGCACATTCAGTAACCGTCTGGCTGCGGGTATCGACCTGACCGAGGCCTCGCTGGAAGCGATCTATACGGCGCTGATGGGCAACCGCAATGAGCGCGGCCTGCTGGCCCCGTTGATGATCAAGCAACTGGTGGTGCCTCCGTCGTTGGCACACCAAGCTGAACGTCTGGTGAAGTCGTCGCAGCAAGCCGAAACCGCCAACAATGCCATCAATGCCGACCT